AGGGGCGGCACTAAAGCCAGACAGTTTTGTTTCTTCTTCAAAAGAACGTTCGGAACTTTCAGTCTCAAAAATTTCCTTATGCTCTTCGCCGTACTTTGAATACTCCAGACCAAACAGAGCATTAAGCCCCGGAAGGAGTTCTTTCAGTAGTTGTGCGCGTGAAATAGCCATGATTTATCTCCTTACGCCAACGCAGTTGTGTTGCGATACAGGTGGGCGAATTGGTTCCAAGAAACCAAAACTTCCACGAACGAGCCAGTAGCTGGCGTAGTATCGGGAACAACGTCGATGATTTTGACAGGAAGCGTAGCGGAGGCCACACCAGCGTTTTTTACCCCTTGGGTGCCATTACCAGTTGCCGTACTGCCAGTAACGGTTTGGTAGATGATATCCACGTTTCCACCTACCAGAGCGGCACGGTTCGCCTGACTAGCAGACGGAGCGGCATCAGCGGCAGATTGAACGGCAACTTTCATCACCAGATCGGGATCGTCTGCAACAAACGCTACAGTGCCGTTTGTGCTATCAACCGTTTGGCTGATCGTGGCGGGGTAGTACTGCCCGAACACACGCTGACCAGACGAATTGATATAGCTGCAACCCATGAAAATGCCAACAATTGCCGTACCAGTATTGGTAACGGTGTTGTTGTTGATACAGCCATTGGCAGACATGATCACGCAATCACCAAAGAAAATATTGGTGGCATGACCAGACGCAATAGCCATCTGCCGAGTGGAACCAGCGAAAACCTGCCCCCCCAGTAGATTTACGGGACGAAACCCGTAAGAGGCTGAAACTGTCGGATAAGCCATTGTTAGACTCCTAAAAAGTTAAGTTATTTAGCCCCGCGACCAAAGGAGATAGACGACTTACGCTCTGAAAACAGAGGCATCCTTGGGTCGTTGGTCTTCATAAAGCTACTGTCAACGGCTTCAACTTGATTGTCGCTTGCACGTTTGTAATGCGCTGCGCGTTGATCCATAAACTCCTGTGGAATCTTGCACAGCAACAAACCGCCAATCTCAATGTTGCCTTTAAAACGGGTGTTCTGGTCGGATTGAGTCGGTATTTCTGGATGATCTTCAGCTTTAACCGGCTCCCAACCCTCACGAAATTTTGCAGAGACATTTGTTGGGTCAAATTGACCCATAAGTGCCGTCCGTACCCACCTAAATGCCCATCCCGGTTGCGGATTTGGTGAAGGTAGCAATTGTGGAGGTGCCCACGCTGTTTTGCGTTGAGTGGATTCCCTACCTTCTAATTCACGATTTTGACGTTCAGCCATTGTAGTTCCCCAGTTTAATAACTTCTTTTGCGTACACTTCTGGCGACACGCCAAGTTTTTTGGCGAGAGCTAGTTGCGTGTTCGTTAATCGCACTTTTGTTGGCGCGGTGCTTCGCGTGGCGGGAGCGACTACATTTGCTGCTTTGCGTTGGACTGGTTTATCAATCTCAATCGTTTGCTCATCCTGGAAGTTTTCCGGGAATCGCTTTCTCATTGTTTCGTCAACTCGGCGGTAGTAATCATCACTACTGGGATCAATACCAGATTTAACCAGTTTTTCATGCAAGCCAAGAGCCAAAGCCGTCATTTCATCATCAGAACCAAACCATTTATTCTGATGACTCCATGCCTCTGCCTTGCGGTCTACTTGTACTTGTTCTACCTGGGCTTGTACAGGGATTTGATTTGATTGTAAAGAGTTTTCGTAAGATTTTACATCTCGAATCTTTAATTTTGCATCCGTTAACGCCTCTTGGGCGTCAGCAATAAGCGCCCCATCCCCTGCGTCATATGCCTGCTTTAGATTTTCTTTTGCAGCCGCAAGATCTGAGGCGGCCTCTTTATTCATTCCGTTAGCTAAAAGCTTCTCCCCTTGGCCAAGTCTTTGTTTAAGCTGTTTGTTTTCTTCATATAAAGACTGGGCGACTTTAATCGACTCATCTTTTTCGCGGGTAGATACTTCTTTTGCCCTACGCTCGTCATGCCAGACTTTTTTAAGCTGGCCAAGGCGTTTTTTAACCTTTTCAGAATACTCCGTTAAATCGTCCTTTTCCAACTCATCAACAATGTCTTGCGGTAGGGCTGCGCGATTTTTATCTTCTGGCGGGGTATCGTCGATTATTTCAACTTCCAACTCTTTTTCTTCTATCTCATCTGGGAATTTATACTCTGCTTCAGCCATATAACCTCCTATGCGTGGGAAAACCCACGTGGGTCAGAAACAACACCTTCAACGGTATCGTCGTTAATCAAGCGGAACTCCCTGTCGTGTATGCGAACACGCGTACCAGCGTAAGGACGGGTAAGAACAAAATCACCTTCTTTGCACCAAGGCCCGGTTGGAAACTTCTCCTTATCTGCGTAAGCCGTATCACCCAGCTTTACAACAAACAGAACATGAGTAGTCAACTCCTCCCGCGCCGCAGTTGCCTCCGCTTTGAGAATACCGCCGTCATACTTGGCTTCAATGTGCGGCACCATACAAAGGATGCGATACCCTTTAGGCTCCGGTAGTTGCTTGGCTTTCTGTGCTGCGTCTAGTTGCGTTTCCTCTACGTTTACGTCACTCATCGTCATCTTGCTCCAAACGTTTTGCAAGGTCTGTTACGGTTTGCTTTGCGTAGTCCAGACCCTGAATTACTCCGCAAAGTTTGTGGTACTCACTAAAGTCGGCAAGCTGCCCCCGACCTATAAACTGCTCTAGTTCTGTGCGCCGTTCATCGAGTTTGGAGACGATGTACTCAAGCGTTTGGCTGTCGATCATTGTGGTTTATTCCCCCGCTGCATCTGCGCTTTATGCTTGGCGATGTCCACACCCATGCGAGTACCCTCGGTTTCCTGCTGTGTGGCTAACTGCGCTTTGTGTTTCTGAATCTCTACACCTATCCTCATACCATCGGCTTGCTGCTTCGCATCGAGCGCAGCTTCCTTGAGTTTGAGTTCGTCGGCTTTGGCAGCAGCGTCCATAACGTCCTTCTTAGCTTTACGCTGCACATCCTGCATCTTGATTTGCAACTCTTGCTGCTGCATCTGGATGAGCGGGTCTTGTGCTTGCTGCTGTGCTTGCTGTGCCTGTGCCTCTGCCACATCTTTCTGAAGCAATTTAGCTGCGGCTTGGGCTGCAAGTTGTGAAAGCTGAACTTCAATCTCCGGGGGCAACGTGCGGTCTTCTGCATCAGCACCCTCATCCTTCATCGGCGGCAGGGAAGCACCCAGTTGTTTCTCGATCTCTTTACGGTATGCAAACGCCACATGCTCCATGATGTGTGCTTGTGCTGATGCCATCAGTGCTTGTGCGCCCGGATTCTGACCCATGATTGCTGCCAACTTGGGGTCTTTCATAGCCGCCATGTGAACCGCCAGATGCGCCTCATGATCTTGATAGAGGAACGCCTTGACAGGCTTGCCGTTCATAATCGCCATGTTCTCGGACACAGGATCGACAGGCTTCATATCTTCTATGAGTGGGACAATCTTTGCTGCGTTCTTCACGCCCAGCGTTTCAATCATCTGACGGTGCAGGTATGGGAGGTCATAAATCTGCGGTGCGCCAGCCGAGAGTTGCAGCACTGCTTGGAACTGAACCACCCGCTGTGACATGGTGGAGGCGTTGGGGTCTGATACTGGCAACACATCGCACGAGTCGTAGTCGGCTTTCTTAGCTTTCTTGCTTCCAACTTCAGGCTCGTAGCTATACTCATCAGGGGTGTTGTCACGAATGATGTCCCGCAGCAGCTTGAACTCTTGCTTCATCGTGTAGTGAATCCGCGCTTGAACTGCACTCATCACTTTCAGCACCCGCTCCAGAATTGCCAAGGTAGTCCCAACTGGGGACTGTGCCGACATGTCCGATACCTTGAGATCAGCTACGGCTGCAAACCTGCGTCCATCCTCAACAATCTTATCCATCAAGAGCGATAACGTCTGGCTTGGTTCTTTGTATGGGAGTGGTAGGATGTTGTCACGGATAGCCCCGGAAGGCAGGTCTACGTCCCTAAATTCCCCCGGTGCAATTGGTGTGTCATCGCCTTTGATCCGCAAGCCCCTTGCTTTCAAACCTCCGGGCAAGTTAGATAATGTTCCTGCATCAACAAGCTGACGCAAGAGAGAAGTGGCTGCATGAGCATGACCGCCGATAAGGTGGATCAACCCAAAGTAGTAGAAGCCAAAGCCGGGGATGTATCCATAGTGTACGAAGTGCTGACGGCGCATCTTTAGCTTGTCCTCCTCCAGCCAGTTGCGACGAATAGCCAGAATGGTTTGCGTACCTTTCTCTATGGTAACAACGTAGGGCAGTGCAATCCCCGTCTGCTCACCATCATCGTCCTCATCCTCGTAGCCTTCAAGATCAAGGTTGACGTGCATCTCAAGCAGTTGGTAGCGGTTATCTACTGATGCGGAGAAGCCCTGTTCACGCGCTTTCTCCTTCTCTACCTCGTCCATCACCGTCATGGGTTCGCCAAGGTCTTCATCACGGTAGAACCCAGCAACCTGCAAGCGCCGTAGTTCGTTCTTGGTCTTACGCATCCTGTGCGTAACACGCTCGGCTGACTCAAGGTTCATCGCACCATAAGGAACCACCATATCCTCTGAGGGAATAAACACAGCCGTCTGGCGTTCAAGCGCAGGGTCAAAGTAAATCTTCTTGAAGGCATTACCGGACAGACACAGGGAGATGAGAAGCCGTTCATGCTCTGGCCTGTACTCACGCATCACCTCGGTCAACTCGTAGTTCATGTCCTCTTTCACACGAACCGCTGCGTCCTTCTTCTCCGGGGTCTCCTTACCTATAATGTGTGTACGTACCGGCCCAGATGCAGGAAAGGTCTCCATGATGGTCTCGGATTGAAACTTGACCGCACTCTCCATCAGCAACGGGTGAAACACACCACACGCCCCTGCCCACGGCTCTGTACGCGTCTCATACTTCAAACCAAGCAACTTCAAGCCCTTGACGTAGATGTCAAGCCAGTCTTTACGCGCCGTCAGGTCTGTGTCGTAGTCGCCAAGCAAATCACCAGCAAGGGTAGCTAACTTCTGCTCGGACATATCCTCGGCAAGATTCTCACCAAAGTCATCCTCATCCTCCTCTGGCTCAATCTCAATCTCTACGCCACCAGTCTTGATGCGAACAGCCTCGGGGTCTTCAATCTCAATCTGAAGGTCAGGCTCATTTGAGGCGAGGGCTTCCAACCCTTGCGGGGCTTGGTATAAACCTTTATCCATATTGGTTGCCATTGCTTATCCTTAGTAGTAGCCCATATTGCGCTGGGACTTAAATTCTTTTTTCGGTTCAGGTTCATCAGACGGAAGCTGTATGAACCCACCCTGCCTAAACCGTGCTAACGCCAGAGTCGTAGAGTCTACCAAGTCATCATGACTGCCACTTGGGAAATCATTACATTCCTCCACAACCTCTCGCGCCCAACGACAATCCGGTGCCCACACGATGCCAGAAGAAAACAAGTCCGAGACCGCATTCACTCGTGAAATCTTATCCTGCCCCTTACCGGGGGTAAATTCTCCAATCGGCAGACCCATGCGCCGCATCTCTTGATAGAGGGCTGCACCGTTAGATTTTTTTTCAACAATGAACGCGTCAGGTTGCCACTCCTTGTATTGCTCGTACACCATCGTCTTTAACTCAGGGAACTCCATCCGTTCTTTTATTGAATTGAGTAGGATGATATTAAAGTTGTTTACCTCTTCGTTGAAGAAAACTCCCCACGTAGTCAAGGCATTATAGTCTGCTCTATTATTAGTTTCTTGGGCAGCATCCAGAGCCATAATAATAAACTCGCACTTGGGTGGGGTATCTTTCTCCCATACTTTCCACCATTCACGCTTTATTAACGCCCCCTCCTCGGATGTGGGGTCTTGCATGTACTGGGCATTCCAGTACCGTACATCTAATGAAGCCCTCTTAGCCATTAGTTCTTCTATAGACCAGAACTCAGGCCAGAGCGGTTTATCATCCAGAATAGCGGGGAATTCAACTACCTCCCATTGGTCTGAATCTTCGTTTTTAGTCATGTGGTCGATGATTTTCCCGGTCAAATCCATCTTTGACCAGCGTGTCATCACGACAATAATCGCCCCTCCGGGCATCAAACGTTGTACTGGGCCAGACTGAAACCACTCCCAAGTAGGTTCAAAAACCTCCGGTCTTAGCTGTTTCGCCTCTTGTTCTGAGTGTGGATCATCAATAATGATCAGATCACCCCCGCGTCCTGCCAATGCACCGCCCACACCAATGGCAAAATACTCCCCACCGAAGTTCGTACCCCACCTAGAAGCCGATTTAGAGTCCGCTTGCAACTCTACTTGAGGGAAAATGTCCTTATATCGCTCAGAACTGACCAGATTTCGCACCCTTCTACCGAACTGGACGGCTAAATCAGCCGTATGGGAGGACATAATGACCTTTTTTTGCGGAAATTTGCCTAAAAACCACGATGGAGCGAGATAACTGATGAGTTCTGACTTGCCATGACGGGGGGCGATGTTCACAATCACCCGTTTCTTCTTCCCCGCAGCAATATCTTCAAATATCTGGGCAAGTTTCCGGTGGTGGGGGCCAACTTTGTAGCCCGGATAGACATGCCGTATGTAGTCTAGGAACGAATCCTTGCTTACCGCACGGTTCATCTCCTCACTATAGGTCTTGAGCAGTTCTGCGGTATGCCGCTTCTGCTTATCTGGCATTGTCGGTAAGGCTTTTCTCAGCTTTATCAGATCATCAGCAGTAAGTTTCTTAGATATCACTAAACACAACTTTCGCGAATACCGGCTAACGCGATTGGGCTTGCGTTACTTTCTTCGACAACGTGATATTCAATATCCTCCAAGGTTTTGAGCAGTTCCTTTTCAACCTCTTCGATGGGCATGATCTTTACGGTCATCTCGCTGCGTTTCTTGAAGGCATCAACGCCATCAACTTCACCTAGGCTCTTAATAGCTGTCAGCCGTGCCTTACTGTCTTTGGCATGTTCTATCTCATG